CACCTAATAATCCAACACCAGGTGGAAGTAATGTTCCTACAGCTTCATATAAAAGGACTCAAGTAGACGCAAATGGTAATTTTGACAGAAATGTATTTTACGGATTTGATTTTTCAAATTTAACATCAAGACAATACCTGTCTCCAATACCTGCAACAGCAACAGCTGGTGCTAATGCTTCTATGAGTTTAGATGGAGTAATATCATCTAGTGGAAATGCTGCTATCGGTTCAGCTGATGCATCTGAATTAAATGTATCAACATTTACAGGTGCAGGAACAGCAGTAACCCTTACAAATTCAGCAATACAACAGAGAAAATTCCTTGTTCCTTTCCAATTTGGATTTGATGGAGCAAACCCAGCAGTGGCAATAAAGACTGGTGGTGATATTGTAAATACAAATACTATGGGATTTGATTTATCAGATTCAGCGGCTAGTGGTTCTGTTGCATACAAGAGAGCTATTAACTCAATAAGTAATCCTGATGAATTTGATATTAATCTATTAGTAACACCTGGTGTTATTCACGTATTACACTCAACTGTAACAAATCACGCAATATCTAAGATGGAGGCTCGAGCAGACGCTTTCTATGTGATGGACGCAACTGGTATGAATGATACAATAGATACTGTAAAGAGTACTGTTAAAACATTAGATACAAATTACGCTGGAACATATTACCCCTGGGTAAAAATTGTAGATAGAGATACTAATAGTCCTGTATTTGTACCACCATCAGTAGTATTACCTGGTGTAATTAGTTTTACAGATAGTGTAGCTCACGAATGGTTCGCACCAGCTGGTTTGAATCGTGGTGGATTAACAAGTGTAACTGAAGCAAAAACAAGATTGACTCACGCAGAACGTGATGACCTCTATGAAAATAGAATCAATCCAATAGCTTCTTTCCCAGGTCAAGGTGTAGTAGTATTTGGACAGAAAACACTACAATCAAGACCATCAGCACTTGATAGAATCAATGTTCGTAGATTGTTAATTGCATTAAGAAAGTTTATTGCAAGTACTTCAAGATTCTTGGTATTTGAACAAAATACATCAGCAACAAGAAATAGATTCTTGAATATTGTAAATCCTTATCTTGAGCAGGTACAATCTAATAGTGGTTTATCCGCATTTAGAGTAGTAATGGATGATACCAATAATACTCCAGATGTTGTGGATAGAAATCAGTTAGTAGGTCAGATATTTATACAACCTACGAGAACTGCAGAGTTCATAGTATTGGACTTCGTAGTTCAACCAACAGGAGCTACATTTCCTGAGTAAGTTTAACTTATGAAATAGATGTAATGTATAATGAAAAGCCCCAATTTCGGTTGGGGTTTTTCTTTTTTTACTTAAAATTTCATTAATTGATATTTATTTATGAGTACAAATAAAAGACTTTTTAGGAGATTATAAATGGCTACATTAGACCCTTCAGAAATCATGTTCACACCATTTGAGCCGAAAACGAAAAATCGGTTCATTATGTATATTGAAGGTGTTCCCGCTTATTTAATAAAAACTATGAATAGGCCTCAAATTCAGTTTGAGGAGATAGTTTTAGACCATATTAATGTAAAACGTTATATTAAAGGTAAAGGTGCGTGGCAACCAATAGATATTATGTTATATGACCCCGTAGTTCCATCGGCTGCTCAATCAGTTATGGAGTGGATACGTTTAGGGCACGAGTCAGTAACAGGTCGTGACGGATATTCAGATTTTTATAAAAAAGATATTACATTTAATATGTTAGGGCCAGTCGGTGATGTGGTAGAAGAGTGGGTTCTAAAAGGAACATATATCGAAACTGCAAACTTTGGTGATTTAGATTACGCATCAAGTGACCCAGCGGAGATTACACTAACACTTAAATATGATTACGCAATCTTACAATTCTAATAGGAGAATACAATGAGTGAATGGATAGCAGCAAATTGGGAATATGTTTTAGTTGGTATTTACGCAATAGAAAAAATCGTAAAACTTACACCAACAAAATATGACGATATAATTTTCGATATGATTCTTAAACCAATCAAAGAGAAATTCGCACCGTCAAAATAATTTGTTATTTCGAACAAAACAGTTATATTTATAATTGGTTATTAAAATTTAATCACAAAGGAGTCATTTATGGCTGAATACAAATTCCCTACTGAGATGGTAGACTTGCCATCTAAGGGTCATTTCTACTTTGATGGTCATCCGCTATCAAGTGGTCAAGTAGAAGTAAAATATATGACTGCAAAAGAAGAAGACATTCTTACTTCTCAAAACTTAATACAACAAGGTACTGTAATTGATAAATTACTAGAATCATTAATAGTAGATAAGTCAATTAAACTTGATGATATGTTGATTGGTGATAAAAATGCTATTATGTTATCAGCTCGTATTCTTGGGTATGGTAAACAATATGAATTTACCTATGGTGGTGAAGAACAATCGGTAGACTTATCAACACTTGAAGCAGTAAAGATGGATTTTTCTAAATTTCCTAAAGGTAAAAATGAATTTAATTTTAAATTACCAACATCAGAGAGAGAAGTTACATTTAAATTATTGACTGGTAAATCTGAAAAGGATATAGATTTAGAAATAAAAGCTAAACAAAAAATATCAAAAACCCAAAGTTCAGAACTTACCACTCGTTTAAAACATATGATAATTTCAGTTGATGGTAGTTCAGAGAAATCATATATAAATAACTTTGTTGATAATGAATTTCTATCAAGAGATTCTTTAGCATTCAGACAATATTTAGCATCAATCACACCAGACGTAGATATGAATGTTGAAGTTGTTGATTCTGATGGAAAGAAAACAGAGGTAGCGGTTCCGATAACCGTACGATTTTTTTGGCCTTCCGCCTGAGTATAAACTTCAAATCCACGAGGAAATATTTCAACTAATATTACACTCAAAGGGTGGTTTCACTTTTAGTGATGCATACAACCTACCTATATATCTTCGAACATTTTATCTAAAAAGATTACAAACTTTCTATAAGAAAGAAGCAGATGAGTTACAAAAAGAAATGAACAAACATAAGAGTTCATTTAAAAAGTAATTTTCTATATAATTGATATTTATTATTGAGTTATAACACTTAATATTATTCGGAGATTTTCATGCCTAAATATGTAATAAAAGAAAAAGAAGGTTTAGTTGGTAAATTAATTGGAGCCGTGTTCGGTTCTATTGCCAAACAGGCTAAATCTAAAGCTTTAAAAGATTTATCTGCAAAAGACCCTGAGTTTGCAAAGAAAGTCAAGGAATTAGAAAAACAACGTAAAGATATGGAATCCTATATCAAAAAAAATAAAAAAAAGTTACAAGGACGTTATCCTGGAGTATCAGGATTTTAATAAAATCTAAAGGGATATAAAATGGCAGCAAAACCTGGTAGACCATATAAAGGTCAAGCCGAAGACTTATCATCGATAGTAAATCTTGAAGAAAAAATAGCACAACTTGGTAAGGAAAATTTCGGTACAATTAACAGATTACTTGGAGTCACTACTGATTTAGCTAAAGTTAATAAAACTATTACTGAAGATGGTAAACTTCGAAAAGGAATATCTGAAGACAACGCTAAAGAATTACTTAAACAGTTAGAAGCTAGTGAAGAAACCAGAGACGCTATAATGGAAAGTGCACCTGGAGCTTTCCAATTGGCATCTAGTGCTAAAAAAGGTTATGATAATTTTAAACTAATGGCGGGTTCGGCTCTTGGTATAGTTGGTATAGTTTTAGCTATAGGAAAAGCATTTTTAGCTTTTCAAAAAGCAGTTACTGATACAAGAAAAGAATTAGGTGTTTCATATACACAAGCTGTTGCTATAACTGCACAAAACAAAGTATTAGCACAAGTAGCAAAAGGTTACGGATTAGAATTAGATGATATTACTTCTGCTCAAGCTGCAATAAGAAAAGATTTAGGTGCAAGTGTACAAGAATCAATTAATCTAAGTTTAAGTTTTGCAAGAACATCTGCTGCAACAGGTCAAACAGCGGAAGAGTTATCAAGTACACTTTCTTTAATGGAATCAATATCATCTGCAAGTAGAGATGTATTATTAAATCAAATCAGAACAAATGCAGCTATAATTGGTCAAGCTGGAGTATCACCTGCACTTGTAATGAAAGACCTTGCTAGTAATGCTGAGTTCTTTGCACAGTTTGCTAAAGATGGTGGTGGTAATATAATACAGGCTGGAATAGCAGCAAGAAAATTAGGTTTAGAGATGAGTGCTGTAGCAGGTATATCAGAATCGTTACTTGATTTTGAAACCTCTATAGAATCACAAATGGAAGCCTCACTATTACTTGGTAGACAAATCAATCTTGATAGAGCTCGTCAATTAGCTCTTGCAGGTGACCAAGAAGGCGTGATGCAAGAAATTCTTAAACAAGTTGGTGGTGAAGCTGAATTTAATAAAATGAATGTTATACAGAGAAAGGCTTTAGCACAAAGTGTTGGTGTTAATGTAGAACAACTTTCAAGACTTGTAAGAAATAATACAGCTGGTGCAACTGGTGCAGCAGCAGGAGCAGCCGCCGCAGGAGCACAAGCCACACAATCAAGTGATATGAGAGCACACGAGTTACTCGGAAAAATAGTTAGGAATACGGAATAATGCCAAAAACTCAAACTCAAAAAGATACTCAAAAGAAATCTGGTGGGTCTGGAGATGTAAATCCACCCGCACCAACACCTGCAAAACCAACACCTGAGATTACACCTAAACCTAAACTTAGTGTTGAAGATAACTTCTCACAACAAAGAGCAAATACACAAAATGCAGTTAAAGATTCTTTAAAAGGAATAGTATCAGAAGAGGCGGATTTAACAAGGCGTATGACACCGACTCCTAAAAAACCAACACCAATTTTACAAGGTGTAAATAGTTTTCCAGATGTCAACGCTAAGGGTTTTATATTAAACAAAAATGGAAGTAGAGACACAGATTTTATTATAGGTAGTAATACAATAACTAAATCAAATGTATTAGACCAAAAAGGTGATTTTTCCATAGAACCTTATACTGCACAAAATAAAGCTGAACCAATTCGTAAAGATTTAGGACAAAAAGCATTTGATACAAATAAGTTTAGGGGTGAAATTACTTTTCCAAAAAATAATAAAAAAGATTCACGTGGAAATGTTATTCTACCATTTAATGAAAAGAAAAAATTTCAAATTGATGTTGATGATGTAAAATCAAGATTATTGATAAAACACACAGAAAACAATTTTTTAGATGATTTATATGCACAAGGCAAAACCAGTAATCAATTGGGTTTACGAAAGTCAACTAGATTTTTTACTCAACCATTTGTTATTAAAGATATAGATGACCGTTGGGGATTTGGTGGAGTAGAACAAATACCTGGATTTAAAAATAAAACAATAGCTAAAGTAATAGATTTTGCAGGTGGAATGTTAAATGATATAGGTGGAGCTGTTTTAGGTAGATCACCAAACGAGTATATAGGTAACGCAGTTGGTAGTTTAGAGAGGACTGGTAAGTTTTTAATAACACCAGAGGGTATTGGTTTTCTTGCAAAACAGGTTGTTTTACAACGTAGAAATGCACAAAAACTTAGAACTGATGTTAGATATGGTATCCAAAAATCAGAACTTTCAAGATTAGAAAATCCAAGATTATACAATCCATTGTCTCTTGGTAGTTTACCAGGTGTTACAAAAATTAGCATAAACACATTTGACCCTACACTTCCATTTGACGCTTTAAAATCAGAAATTACAGATTATGTGAGTGATAAAATTAAGGAAAAGAGTCAAGAAGTAGCAAAAAGAGTTGTTAAAAAAATTGGTGAAGTTGGTAGTAAGATTGGAAAAAAATTATTAGGTAAAATACCACTAATTGGAAATGCACAAGAAAAATTAAAAAAAGCAGAAAAAAAGGTTAAAGAAAAAGTAGACGCTGTCAATGATATTTTAACAGCTGAGGGTATAGATGTAAGTAAACTGCTTGGTCAAAAGCTTGATAATGCAGCATTTGCTGATGTTGGTGTAGACAAGGTTAATCTTATACCATATGGTAAAAGAAATGATGATTTTGGTAGAAAAGATTATAGGATAGCAAAATACAAAGGTAAAACTGAAGAAGAATTAGATTTTTGTCCATTTAGATTCGAAGACTCAAGTGGTAATATTATAGTATTTAGAGCAATACTAAGTGGTATAACAGATACATTTACACCTGATTACGCAGAAGAAAAGTATGTTGGAAGGCCAGATAAAGTATATGTTTATCAAGGCACCACTCGTGAAATAAGTTTTACATTTGATATATATCCAAAATCTGCTGGTGAGTTACTTCCTCTTTGGGAAAAAATGAATTATCTAGCAGGATTAACTTATCCAGAGTTTGCACCTGTAAATGGTGGTGGTCAAGGTATGGTCGCACCATTTACTAAACTAACCATTGGTGATATGTATAAAAATACACCAGGTTATATATCTGGATTAACTTATACTATTATGGATGACGGTACTTGGGAACTTGACCTAGCACAGGTGCCTAAATATATTCAAGCAGCTTGTACGTTTGTTTATATTGGTGATAGATTACCACACAGTACCCAAAAACTTTATGATGTAAATTGGGTACCAGAGGTTCAGATAGAAGGTCAATCTTTATCAGACAAAGCAGCAGATAAGATTGTTGATATTCTTACTGGCGGATTTTCAAAAAAAAATATAGGAGCTCAAGGGTCTTAATATGAGAAGATATAATTCAACAGAAACAAAAATAGATAAGTCTGGTGTAGAGGTTTATAGAACTACATACTATCCACCAATACCAATCCAAGACTCTGATACCTTTATATACTCTGTGGATGGTGATAGATTAGATAGTTTAGCTTACAAATACTACGGAGACAATACACTTTGGTGGATTATCGCAAAAGCAAATGGTATAAAAGGAAAGATAGCATTAAATCCATCAGAAATATTACGAATACCTGGTGACATTACTACTATATTAGAAAATTTTCGTGAGTTAAATGAAAGTGGTGGAACATCATCTGGAGGTTCTTCTGGAGGTTCATCTGGCGGTGGTTATTAAGAGGTTGTGATATGATAAATTTAGAACCAATCCCTAAAAAAATACAAGAACGATTAAAAGAAAAGATGGATATTTTAGGCAGAAACAAAATAGTTTCACCTAATATATCAACAAGTAAAAAAGTTGAAGATGGATTAACTCACGCTAAAATGGCCACTCGGTCAACTTTTTTACGAATGACATCAGGACAATTAAACCCAGTTATATTAATGGGTGGTAAGTTAAAAGACGATGGAACGATACCAGGTGGTTATGAAGATATCTATGGCCCACGTGCTTATAAAACTGGTGGTTCAACTGACATACCAAAAATAACTAACCCTAATAATCCAAAAGAAATCCTACGAAAAGCAAAAGACGCAGTATCTGCAGAATCATACACTACAGTTAATAATTTAAAGAGACCAACACCAGGTGTAAAATCAGTTGAAGCTTCATTTAAAGGTGGTATAAAGGCTAATAGAGAAGCTACAATATCTTGGACTTGTTGGGATTGGACTGAGTTAGACCTTTTAATGCCACATTTTTTGTCTCACGGTAAAACAGTTTTAGTAGAGTGGGGTTGGGTGTATGATAAAGCCACATTACAAAACTTACCAAATTTCGTAAAAACAGATACAGCTGGAAACAAAGTTATATCAGCTGATGTATACAACAATTACAAAAATAAAGTTGTGGATGAAAATGGTGATTTTGATTTAATGGTTGGTGTTATTAAAAACTTTGAGTACACAACCAGAGATGATGGTGGGTTTGATTGTCAAACTATTATAACAAGTGTTGGTGTAAATTTATTAGATAAAACAGAACCAAATAAAGGATTTGTTGACCCATCTACGATATATAATATTGATGTAAATGATTCTAAACAACTCACAGAAAAATTAGAAAGAGGTACTGGTGAAGAAGAAGATACAGTACAAGACGAACTTATAGAGTTAAATACAACTATTGCTTTTAAAGCATTTTTAAATCTAATAGATGATTATTTAATAAGCCTTTCAAATGTAAAGTTAGGTGCGAGTATTAAACACGATGACTACATAACAGGTTACATTCGAAATGAAGATAAGTACATACTTGATATCAAAAGAGAATCTGTTACAACAAATTTTGGATCGGCTGCGGGTGGAGGAACTACATACAAATGGTATTTAAATAATGCTTGGGTTCGTTGGGGTTGGTTTGAAGATAATATTCTTTCAAAATTTATATCACTAACTTCTAAAGATAAAGGAGACATAGTTTCACAATTTAGGTCGGTGGAGATTATTCTTAATCCTGATGGAACGGAAGTTGTTGAAACGGAAGAAACTGGAAAATACGAAAGTGTAAAAATAAGAAATAGTGTTGATTTAGAAACTGTTGATATAAGCAGCTATATATTACCAGGTCAATTTTATCCATTAGAAAAAAGAGTGGTGAAAAAAGAAGCTCAAATAGTAGGAGGAGATTTTTATCAACCTGAAAAAGAACCAATCACTTTATCTGGTGATGTAGATTTACTACCATTAAAAACAGAGGTTGATAATTTTCCTGACTTTTCAACCAAAGATGAAGTTGTTGATAAAAAAGGCAAACCCATAAAATCAAAACGTGTTAATAAAGAAGGAAAAACTGTTGTAGAAACACCAGGTAAGTTTGGTTATTTGAGAAATATGTTAATTAACACTAAGGTAATAAAACAGGCATTTGGTGCTATTGAGTTACCTGATAAAATAGAATCTGAAAATTTGTTTGATGGTATTCAACGTATGTTTAATGCGTTAAATGAAGCTGGTGGTTTAAATTTTTGGAATTTTAATATAGTACAAGATGATACTGACCATCAACGAGTAAAAATAATAGATGATTCAACAACTGCAGTAGATTTTAATAGGCCAGTTAAAGACCAAAAAACTACATTTAATTTACTTGGAAAGGTACGAAAATCTGGCATATTTTATTTTCCAGTTTGGCAACACGATAGTATAGTAAAAAGACAAAATATAAGTGCTAAAGTTCCGAGTTCATTACAGATAGCAACAATGTATGGTTCAAATGCAAATGTAGTTGGAGAGTTTGGAAGTTCTGATAGTTCTTTTGGTGCGGAGGGTGTTGCTGCAGGAGCAGTAAGTAATTCAGAAAAAGATAAAAGATTAGATGGTTTAAATATTGCAATTAAAAATCGTAATACAAGAAATATAGGATTAAAAAGTGGTGATTCTAGTAAACCATTAACTAAAGATAAAGGTGAAGATATTATTGATTTTTTGCATAAGCCAGTAGTTCAAGATAAATTAACAAAAAATTACGATGAGGTTGAATCAGACATTGAAGAAAAAATAAAAAGAAAAAACGCTGCAGACCGAGCAGAGTTTTTAGATGGTTTATACGACCCATCCATGGCACCACCAAGCACTGATTTTTTATCAGACGATCAATTATTTGAAATATTAGACGAAGATAATTACGAAGGTGATTTGGATACTGAATCTAAAAATCAAATTTTTGCAAACCTAAAGTCTTTTTTTGGTAGAAAATTTAAAGATGGTGGTGTTATAAAAGAACCATTTAAAAGCTTTGTTAACACAAATATAACACGATTTGGTAACACAAGTAATGAAAATATACCACTTTTAATACCATTGGAATTAGAATTAGATATAGATGGTATCGGTGGAATTTATCCTGGAAATTCTTTTCATTCAACATATGTGCCTGTTAGATACCAAGAACACACAGTATTTCAAGCAAAAGATGTAAATCATAGATTAGATGGTGCTGGTTGGACAACAACCATTTCTGGTATTATGAGGACAACGTTAAGTCAACTCATTATTAATGCTAATCCAAAATTAAAAAGAGATGAAATAGACGCTATAAAAAATTATCAAAATGGAGTTAGAAAGAAACTAAAACAAAATAAAGATAAAGAATTAGAAACTTTGGGTGAGGTTGAAGTTATTAAATCTATTGTAAATTCAAATCCTACAACTGGTGGTGTGGGGCGTAATATAAGTGATAAGGTAGCAGGTGGTGTGTATAAATTGTATAAAAAATTTAAATTTGGAGGAGCGGATACCTCTGCACCAGGAAGTGATGATTGATGAATATTAAAAAACAAATACAAAACATTAAAAAAAATATTGAAAGAACTGTTCAGGGGTTAGAAACAAAACCACAAGAGTTTAGATATAAAAGAACTGGTGGATTCGTTAAACCAAATCAAATATATTCAGTATATTACACAACTAATAAAAGAGAAAGATATCTAACTGGTGTATTAGAAACTTCAAATTCAAAAATTATGGAAAAGGTAGGGCAAAAAAGCATATTAAATAGATACGCTGAAGTAAAACCCACAAGTAGACAACCATACCCAAAAACAACACCAGCAAATCCAACTGAATCAGATTATATGATTGGTGTTATTACGAGATATTTTGCAAGAGTGGGTAATGATACCAATAAACCATTATTTGAAGTATCTGCAGAAGATTTTAATACTCCAAATAATTTATATATTTATTTTCAATTTGAGTGGGTTATATCAGGCGTAAAAAATGATGTAAATCGTGAAAATAGTGACACTATTAGTAATTTACAAATAAACTATCCAAATATAAATCAAGTATTGTTTCCACTGCAACTATGGAAACCAGAAAAAAACTCACCAGATGACGTGGAAAATAAATTGGAAAGATTGAAAACAGATTAATACTTATTACTAAACATAAAAGGTTATATTATGAAAATTGATGTACTAGATAAAGGATACATCGAGGTTGTAGACAAGTTAGGTGATGACCTAACTCCAGTAAATGCAGCTCGAGTATCATTCGGTGGTCGTTCAGAAGACTTTACAGAAAAAGATAAACGACTATCTAAATTCCTAATCAAACACAAACACTTCAGTCCTTTCAGGCACCAACACGTTATGATGATTATCAAAGCACCAGAGTTCGTTCTTCGTCAATGGTATAAACACGTGGTGGGTATTGAAACAACTTCAACACACGCTACAAAAGACCACGCTTGGAACGAGATAAGTGGTCGTTATGTAGCCGTAGAAGATTTTTATTATCCTGAAGTGTGGAGAAAACAATCAGAAGATAATAAACAGGCTAGTGATGGTCAATTAGAAGGAATTGATAGTGATGTTGCAAAAAACATATACGATGACCATATGAGATTAACATTACAACACTATGATGCCTTATTAATGAAAGGTGTTGCTAAAGAACAAGCCCGTATCCTATTACCACTTTCACAATATACTCAAGTGTGGTGGACTGCTTCATTTCAATCCATAATGAATTTTATAGAACTTAGAGATGAACCAACATCACAAGTAGAGATACAAGAATACGCAAGAGCATTAAAAACAATTATGTTAGATGTATTTCCTGAAACAACCCAACTATGGTCTGAAACCTACTGGTAACTTATGATTGTAGAAAATAGTGTTCAACTTGAAGAGTTCAAAAGAACTTATGATAGAGAAGATTGCATACTCATACCTATACAGCTTGATGATAACAAGCACTCCGTCAGCAACGAGTTATCCCTCTTATATGTACAAATGTGGGGTGGAAAAGAGTTTATGTTGCCTATCAATCATAGTGAGACTATAAATATTAATATAAAAAATCTGTACAAAATGGGTTCTAAACACAAAATGTACACCTATGATAGAAAGAAATTAAATCATTTCGTTAAGTTAAATAATGTTATTGATGTAAATTTATTACATTATATGTCTACAGGTCATCCATTAGATTTGGAACAATTAGATACCACTGCTCACAATTTTCTAAATATGAGATACTATAAGAAAGAAAATATAAACACTATAATTCCTGTATTAAAACATTTAGAAAAGTGCCGTAAGATATCAAAAATACTTAAAGATACAATTGAAAAATATAACCAATCTGTCAATGTGTCATACAATGATGAAGTGTTAGATAATTTAAGTTACATAGAACAGAATGGTATTCAATCAACAGAAGGTTTAGTTCATAGTGAATATAATATATACACATCTACAGGTAGACCAAGTAATAGATTTGGTGGAACTAACTTTGCAGCTCTCAACAAAAAAGACGGTAGTAGAAAACCATACATAAGTAGATTTAAAAGTGGTGTTTTGGTAGAAATGGATTTTGATGCATATCACTTGAGATTGATTGCAGATAAGATAGGTTATGATTTCCCCAATGGTTCAGTACACGAACATATGGCAAAGTTTTATGGTGTTGAGTATGAAGAAGCAAAAAAACTTTCATTCCAATACCTATACGGTTTTATCCCACACGAAGTAATACAAATGAATCCATATTTCAGTAAAGTTCACGATTATATTGAAGGGTTGTGGAAAGAGTATAATTCAAAAGAATTTATCATTTCAGATATTTATAATAGACGAATATATAAGAAGAATCTAAGTGATATGAATGCTAATAAGTTATTCAATTACACGATTCAACTTATGGAAACTGAAAATAATATGAAGGCGTTAACACGGTTAATACCTGAAATTAAGGATTACAAGAGTAAATTGATACTTTACTCTTATGATAGTTTTTTACTTGACTTTAATATGGAAGATGGTTTAGATTACTTAAAGAAAGTAAAAGGGATATTGGAACAAGATGGTAAATATCCTGTTAAAGTTAGTTGGGGATTAAACTATCACGAAATGAAAGATATTACGGAGAAGTTTGTTGATTAAACTTAAAGACTTATTGATGGAATCCACTTATGCACCCTCTAAACAAGCTGGCCCATCTTGGATAGATAATAAGTGGTATCCCGCTCATACAAAATCAGTATTGAATTGGGTACGTAGAAAAGAATATATACCTCTTACACCTGCAGTTGTGGAGAAAGCACTTGGTAAAAAGATACCTGTAAAATCATTTCACATTACAGGACCAGATGGAATAAGACAACTCAAAAATGTTCTTGGAAGAAAAAAATCCATATCTACGTTTACAGCAACTCACGAATCTGAATCATTAGCTAAAGGTCGTGGTGTTCAAACAGGTATGGGTGGTGTTATTTGTTATGTAGAAGGACATTTATTAGCACAAAGAAGTATGGATTTTGATACCGTACCTGATAAACAAGGTCGTAGATGGGTAAGTGCTTTTCACGTGTTTGATAAAAAACCTGAAATATGGGGGAAGGCTTTGAAAGCTGCAAAAATTGATTATGATTCTATTGATTCTAAATTGCATAAAATAGATAGAAAATACCACGATTTATGGATGTTTAAAGATAGAACAGACCCAGAACATATTAGTTATGATGAGTATAAAGCAAAAGTTAAAGAAGAACAAGGGCCTGTAGTTGCAAAATATGTAAAAGATTTTATTAATGTAGCAAACAAAACTCTAATCAAAAATAAAAAAATATTCAAAAAGAGTTTGATTGATTCCGATGTTAACAAAAAAAGTTCTTGGTGGAATGAAATTCTTGTTTATGATACAAAGATAATAGATATATTTGTAATGCAAAGAGTATTGGATAATAGTGTATTGGCTAAGGTTGAAATAGAACAATTATTATCAACAGCAAGTGGTAACAAACCAATAACTATTGGTGCACCAGCTCAGTTTAGAAAATGGTTCAAAGAACGAAAAGGTAAAATTCACAAGGGTTAATGATGATTACAGATTTAAACAAAATAGTAAAAGAGTGGTCATATCGTGTAAATGATGGTAAACCTAATCCAAATAATTCTACACACTTATACCATCTTTCTGAAATACTGATTGAGAACAAATGGACTTTTGAAGTTATAGATGAACTTTTACAGAATTTAACTGAAGTTGATATTATCAAGAATAAAAAAAGTGGTAATGTTTATCCAGTTCAAACTCACAATCCAGATACACAAGATTTAATTACCAAAGATGCTTCTGAAGATGAGATTGAAAAGATTGATAAAGATGAAGAACCCGAATCAAAAGAAGAATTACTAACATCAGACCACGAAACCGTTGATGATGCTTTAAGATATACAAAGAGTCAAGCTAAAAAAGATGGTAAACGTGAGGGAGTTGGTTTAGGCACTGATACTTCAAGAGCTGGTGAAGCAGCTGTTCATACAGGTATTCGTATGTTTCAAGATAATGCTTCTCTTGAAAAAATTGAAGAAGAGTTAATGAAAATAGCTAATGAAGATGATACTTTTTTAAACCCTAAATGGGTAAAATCAGCAATAGCTACTTTAAAAGCTATAGATAAAAAAATAGGCATTAAAAACATTGAGGATGTTGCCTGGGATACTGATGAGGGTAGAAAAGCAATCGGTGTTGACCCTAAATTAAAGACATCTGCTGATATGTTCGTTAGAACTAAAGATGATAAAAATATTGGAATATCTTTAAAACAAGATGGAAGAGTATTTTTAAATAATGGTGGATGGGATGAACAAGCAGTTTTATTACTTAATGATTTAAAAGAAGTGATGCCACCAGAGGAACATAAAAAAATAACTGAAGCTATGTCAATTAAGGCATATAATAAAGACAGAGCTGAAAGATTTAAACAATCTTATAGTAAATATTCACCTGAAGATGTTTTGAAAATGGTGAATAGTTTAACACCAGAAGAAATTAAAAAAGAAAAACTTTCAAAAACATATTTGGATATTCTGAAGAATCCAAAAAAATTGTTAGAAAAAGTACGACTAGCTTCAACAGAAAAACCAAATAACCTTTCAGGTAATGAAATGAAAGCATTACACCGATTAATGAAACTCAGAGATAAAAAAGGTGACAAGCATATACGTGAGTCTGATAATGTTTTGTCGAAAAAAACATTTAATGTATTAAATTCATCCGAAGAAGCTAAAAAAGGTATGAATAGACACGTGTTAAAAGCGATGCATGTTTTTGATGCTCTTGGATTAAATGAGACTTTAAAAGAGGGAGGAGTTGATTCTTTTATAACTATGTATGGTATTCCACCCGATGGTTCCACTTTAGAAGAAGAAAATTTAGTGTCTTTATTCGGTTCAAAGTTTCAACAGGTTTTAGCAGATGTAAGAAATGGTGATGCAGACCCTAAAGAATTGGAAGAGATGTTGGCTGACCAAATAGAGATAGATTATGAATCTGGAGAAATTTTATTTAAACACGAGGACGGGGATAAATATCCATTGTTTTACCTCAATGGTAGAGCAAGAGGTATTGGTACTGCACCTGTAATGGAATTAGGTCAAACTTCGTTTATGGCATTAGCCTTAAAAATTGGTTCGTTTGATACAACTACTTGGGAAGATAAGGACGTAAAGAAGTTAGAAAAAATGTTAAAGAAAGATAGGGAAGAATGAAAACACAACTACTTTGTACATTCACTAAACGAAATCATTTCAATGAGACTATTGACGTTATCATAGCGTGTAATGAAATTGTATTTAATAAAATTTATGTGTTCTCAAATGAGAATGACCCTCATCAATTAATCTGTACTTATAATGTAGAGTATGATGAAGATTTTATGCAAGGTATTCCAGATACAATATCACTTCATAGAAAAAAGAATACAAATACACTTTATACAATTAACGCACTAAACGATTTAATTCGTGAACTAAATGATGGTAGGTTAGATAAGACATTTCCTATAGATTGGGAAAATTATAAGAACTCATTACTGCTCACAAACGAAGATGGACTCAATAAAATACCAACAAGAATTTACACAATCGTAGATTTAGCAACTTGGGAAAAAACTGAAAAATAAAATTGTATTTTGAAACGATTCATTATACTTATTTATGTATCAAGGTTATACTTGATTAAAAAATACTAATTAACAAATTAAAAATAGGAGATAACAAATGGATTTAAACGCAATCAAAAATCGTCTTAATCAACTTCAAACAACAAACAACAGAACATCAAATCTTTGGAAACCCTCACCAGGGTCTCAAGTGCTTAGAATTGTACCTTATAAATTTAATAAGGACAACCCTTTCATTGAGCTATATTTCCACTATGATTTGGGTGGAAAGAATTATCTTTCACCAATTTCATTTGGTCGTCCAGACCCAATTGAAGAGTTTGCACAGAAACTCAAATCAACTGGCTCTAAAGATGACTATCGCTTAGGTCGCAAAATCGAAGCTAAAATGAGAACTTACGCACCAGTCGTAGTTCGTGGTGAAGAAAATCAAGGTGTTAAGTTTTGGGGATTTGGTAAGACGGTTTATCAAGAACTGCTTTCCATTATCGCAGACCCAGACTATGGTGATATCACAGACTCAGTAAGTGGACGTGATGTAGCTGTAGAGTTCAAAACCGCTGAAGAGACAGGTAAATCCTTTCCTTCAACATCAATCAGGGTAAAACCTAATCAAACTCCAATCACGGAAGATGCATCTGCTCTTGAAACTATCACGGAATCTCAAAAGAATATTACTGATATATATCAGGAACGTTCTTATGATGAATTGACTCAAGCACTTAATGATTACCTAAATGGTGATTCATCAGGTGAAGAGACAACTAAAAAGGAAGAGACTGTTACAGCCGCTCCTGCTAGTTCCTTTGATAAAAAAGAGACATCAGACGCATTTGATGATTTATTCAATAGCTAAATAAAAAAACGGGGAGTTGAAGACAGGAATAAAACCGCCTGCTAGTGTTACCGGATACTCCCCACATTTACTAACAATAAAATTGGAGATAATTTATGTCAACTAGAGATGAATTAGCGGGTGTTTTAGCCGATACTATAAACAAACAATTTAAGGATATGAAAGTAGCATATTTCTTAGATGGTACAGACACCACACCTACAGATATAAAAGATTTTGTATCTACAGGTTCTACTATGTTAGACTTAGCAATATCAAATAAACCAAATGGTGGTATTGCGGTAGGTCGTATAACAGAATTAAACGGATTAGAGT